TTAATCTCCCTTCATTGCTGCTTTAAGTTTATGAATCCGTCTTTTTGCATCATTGATTTCATCAATGATCAATTTGTATTCCCGCCGCTGGACCTTACGACGATCAAATAACTGCATTCTTTGTTTTTGTAGATATGCCAAAATGCGTTCAATACCAGCAATGCGCTCATTCATTTCCAAATTATTCATACTTAAATCCTTTTTCTAATCAATTATAAAATTTCACTGTTTTTCCAAAGAAAATAACGATTGGCCATTTTGATTACCCCTTACCTTTATGAAAAATATAACAACGCAATGAGCCAAAACCCTTACCTGCTCTGTTCGTGTACTCATCATCGTTGTACTTAGAATTCACAACTTTGTTATGCTCAATGTATTTGTGCCTGCTGGTGTGTGGCAGCATCTTTTTAACTGTTTTAATGTCATCAAGCTGCTGGCGCATCTCTGCGGCCAATCCATAAAACTGATTTAAATTGATGGCGATATACTCATCATTTCTGGAATGATTAACCGCAAAACCTTCAGTATTGAGATACTCATAAACCTCCCAGAACTGTTCCAAAATCGGATGATCTTGCTTAAGCTCAATATCGCGTTCAACCGCAATTCTGCAAATGTACTCTTCAGTTGCACGCAAAGTGTGCTCAGGAATGGGCATTAAAAACTTCAAAGCCTGCAACAATGAGAGCATCAAGCCATGCGTCAAGCCAATGCGCGTTGTCTGCACCTCTTCCAATGCCATAATGCGTGCTCTGTTTTGCTCAAAGACTGAATGAACACACTTTAAGATGGCATCTTCATTTTTAAGTGCTTCGACCAAAAAGCCTGACAACTCATCCATTGGTATTTGCTCTAATCGACGGGCTTTAATGCGTGACTCAGAGGTGTGATTGCTCGTATCAAAATGCACATACACAAGGCGGGACAACAACGCAATTAAGTTATCGCGCGAACCTGCGGTAATGGCTCGCTCATTTTGGGATAAAATCAACGAACCTCTGAATTTAGGGCTGTTGGTGTTATTGCCATTATTCTTTTGGCCCGTTGTTCTCAAATAACCGCCATTGTATAAGGATTTGAGATCCTCTAAGTTAAAGCCTTCACACTCAATCATCACTGTTGGCAAGTTGGCCACTTGTGATAATGTTCTGAAATAACCCACTTTAGAACCATTATTGGGATTGACCCCTTCATAATCTCCCCCTCGCCCAGAGAGTTTCCACATAAATTGCAAAATGGTGGATTTACCAGCACCCGCCTCACCTGTGAGCTCCAAAAATGGAAAGCCTTTATAAACATCCCGCAATTGCTCTACAAATAATGAACCGAGCCAAAACGCTAAAACCGTCAATCCTTTTTGGCCAAAAACATCAATAAAATCTTGATGCCAGGTATTTTGATAATCCATGCTTGGATCAAATTCAGGCATTGAAAATGTTGTCTTAATGTTTTGGTTCCCTGGCAACTCAAAATACTCTTCCTTATTGAGCTTATAGACACGGCCATTTTTAACGGCAAACTCAGGGAAAATATACGCGCCCAACTCTTTGGCATACCCTAAAAATGGTACGGTGCTGATGTCTTTGATATCGCTCGTTTTCACACGATAGATTTGATCTAAATGCTTTGTTTCACCTGTAAATGTTGCACCGGATACTGTATTCATCACACGTGCTTTAAATTCGCCCGCGCTGGACAATTGCTTAGGTGAAAAGGCATCCTTATTGCGCTTATTCTTCATGACCACTTCAAGAAAGTAGAATAACTCATTCGTATCCAACTCTTTTTGTGCGTATAAAATATTTGTGACGCAATTGGCGATCTCAGTGATGGTACAAGATGATTTAAAGGCTGTTTCCTCGTCCTCATCGTTTTTATTGATGGCTTCAAGCATCGACTTCACATCCACTTTGACCCAATAAGTGTTGAAATTGAACTCAAGGAAAAACTGCTGCTTTTCATAGCGCTGATACATCAAATATGCTTTGCGCATCGGTGATCTTGCGGACAACACTGCGCCGTGGTGAAGATAGGTTTCAATATCTTCATCATCTAATTGCTCTTTGATGTGCTTATCGTTCCAATCATCGCCATCATTGGTAATGGCCAAACGGATGTCAGAAAAGAATCCTATTTTTTCACATAGCTTTAACCACTTAATGGCGGACTGTTTGCCTTTCTCATCTGAATCTAGGGCAATCACAATGTTTAAGCGCGGATTCTTTTGGTAGATCTGCGTTAAAGTGTGTTCAGGAAAGTTATTGGCACTCATGGCGCTGATGGCATGAATATTGTGATGTCTTAACGCAATCGCATCAAAGATCCCTTCGACCACCCATAACTCATTAATCTTGCTCACATCAAGATCATTAAAATGCCAAGCCAACCCTTTGTATGAATAGCCTTTTTTAAAATGGGCTTTTTGCTCAAACTTTTCCAAGTTTTCAATCAAGCGCTCCCAATAACCATCCCCTGGCATTGGAAAACGTACCGTTGGTGTGGAAACTTTTGTGCTATAATCAAAAAACGTTTCTTGCGTGAATTGGTCACACAATGTGGTGTTAAAGCCCCTTGCTTCCCTCAAGTATGCTTTAGCAATTGCGCGGCCATCTTCTGCCATTTCATGGGCATAGCGTTTAGAAAAGTTTTCAAAGATGTCTGGATAACGATCACGTGCGGAGATCTCATAACCGCACGTGGTACTATCACATTGGATCTTCCACGGATCATCACCAAATATCCATAATTTCTTTTTCTGACAGCTTGGACAAATGCCATTTTTATAGCGTTTGCCATTGCCTTGAGGCTTTGCCCCTGTTTCTGCGATGAAGCGGCGCACCACTTCATCTCTCTGACTGCGTTCCATTTTCATTACATTTCACTCGTCATATAATTCACAAACTGTGTGTAGCCACATCCGCGGTTCACCTCTTTGCCTTGCTTGAACACAACAAAAGAAGGTGCAACCTTGATATTGAAGCGGTGCATCATGTTCTTCCCGACGCTGTTTGGGCTGATGTCTACATTGACGCATGCAATGTGTAAATGACGTTTGCTGAACTCATCGAGCATGTGCAGCATTTTCTTAGAAGATGTGCAGTGGCTACGCGTGAATAAAATAATGGTGGGCTCGTTATCTGTGATGTTTTTGAGCGTTAAACCATTGGTAATATTGATCACATAACTAGTCATGATTCACCCCCTGAGATGCACCCTTCTTAATGGATTTCATCAATTCATGGATTGAGATGGCAGACTTCAACAAATGAATGGTGAATGCTTGATCCGCCACTTCATCCGCCGCTAAGTAATATTGATGACGCACAGACTCAAGCACACTTAACACTGCAGAACTTGTCGTTTGTCTTAATAATTCAGAACTTGTCATTTGTGATGTTTGTTGGACAAAATTCTGTATATCATTTGAATAGTTGATAAACATGGATGTTAAAGCTTGGCCGCGCACTGCTTTTGCTACGCGTTTAAAATCCAAGTGTGCTGCCTCTAAACATTGAGATACATTTTTAATGGGTAAAAAAGTGCCCTGACTAACTAAAGCCATAATTTTTTCTCCTTAAGTTTTAATTAATTAGATTTCGTTTTAATGATCCAGCGATCAACCGTTTCATAGGTCACAAACGTGGATGAGCAATGCAGATTTGTACACTGGTAATACTTCTCCCTCGTTTGTGTCGTGATCACTTTAGTGGTGACAATTTTGGCTCTGCTACCACACTGTGGACATTTATACGAATTAGCGGTTCCTGATCTATTCACATACTCTCCAAATGTGTTATTTGCAGCTGTACTCTTCAATTGCTTTTTTTAATAAAGCATGAGCCACAGTCGCAACTGGACGCTTCTCTCTATTTGCAATGTTTCTGAGCTGATTTAACTCAGATTTCGTGATGGATACACGAACTTGCTCACTCCTTTGCTCGCTTGTAAAAAGCTTATTTTTCATTGATAATACTCCAAGTGACTTAACGAATGACTATATTAACGTCTTACCAAATGACTACCAGATGGATAATACTTGTCAAATGATTCAAAGTCAATATTAACATTAACGAATGTTACATTTATCTATTAAGGTGAACCAAATGACAACTGTCGGTGAACGACTCAAAGAAGTAAGAGATGCATTAAAACTGAGCCAAAAAGCCTTTGCTGAAATAGCAGGTGTTGGTGCGCACGCTCAAATGAATTATGAAAAAAATGAACGTAAACCTGATAGTAGTTATTTAGAGCGAATTGCCCAGGCTGGATGTGATATCCAATATATTATTACGGGCATACCATCTAATAGCTCACAGCCCAAAATTTATGACAACGCTGGTCATTTAGTTGATTTGGAAGAATTCTGTTTTGTGCCTCGTTATAAAGTATTTGCAGCAGCAGGTCATGGATCAGCCATTAATGAAGAAACCTATGAGTTCTCATTGGCATATCGTAAGTATTGGGTTAAAAAATATTTAGAGGTCAATCCCAAAGATTTAATTGCCATCACTGCCCGTGGTGACTCTATGATTGGCGTCATCAATGATAAGGATGTCATGCTCATTGATACTGCAAATAAACTCTTTAATGATGGGATTTATGTGCTCAGAATCGATGGTGATTTGATCGTTAAAAGCGTGCAAAAGCTACCCAATAAAATCATTGAAATTTCTAGCACTAACCCACTTTATAAACCGTTCACGATTGATATGAAGAACCCACCGAATGACTTTGACATCATCGGGTGCGTTGTGCATGTTGAGCCTGTGACATTGTTTAGAAATCGGTGCGTGAAGGATTAGAAAAACCCAAAGGAGGATGCATGAAAAAATATGCACTATTAATATTATTAAGCCTATCTTTTCTGCCACTGTCATATGCTAGAAACATGCCATGTAGTAAAGGTGCTGGTGGTATTAAAGCATGCACCACAGATGGCAGGTTCATATGTAATGATGGAAGAATCAGCAAATCAAAGAAGCGTTGCAACGTGAAAACAGATAAGCCAAAAGCAGATAAACAAAAATCTACTAATGGTAAAACCAACATTAATAAAACTCATTAATCCAAGTTGAAAAATAGATGAGAGAAGGCTAATGGAAAAAATACATAAACAAAAAGAATTTAAATCATTGAATAATGCATTGTTACAAGATGAAGTGATTCATGATTATGTGGTCGCAAACATTAAAAATGCTAGATTTCTAGTTGTGGCCACAGATAAACGAGTCATTTTTGTTCAAAAGAAATTAATGAGTGAAAGTATTGAAGCTATTAACTTAGATGACATTGCACTATCACCCTTCAAATCAGGATTTTTAGGTACATCATTCGGGATTAATCACCATATACTCAAAATTCAAGATAAGAAAAAAGCACAGAGCTTTTACAACTTATTAAGCCCACATTCTGGCCAATCGAATGTAGTAACTACACAGCATAAGAAAAAAAATAATACAGTTGGGTTGATTGCTTTTATTATTATTTCAGTTTCTGGTCTTGTTGTATTAATTGATAACTATGATGAAAATCATCAAGATGTTACATACACACAACAAAATGTTATAAAACCTAAATATGATTTATCATTAGCAAAAAATTATAACGTGATTAATAAACGTAATACAGGATTTGCAAATTATCATAGGGGTCAAGTTCATATATATGCGAATACTACGAGTGAAGCTGAACGTATCGCAACATTAATTCAAGCTGCTAAAGACTTAAAATCATCAGAAGACTACCAATATTTCCAAGTTTTTTTACACCCTTATCCCAAAGAGATGAGCATCATAGGAACAGTTGGCTCATTAACTTATGATGTATATGGCAAAGGGGTAAGTAGTAGAGATACTAACTCTCCTTCCATGAATATCTCTGTTGCTCTTGGCAATATAACACCTGAACAAGATAAGGTTATTAAGGCATGGGATAAATACCGTGACAACTTTATCCAAGATGGCATCGTGAATGAAGAAAAACTTAAAGCCTATTTGATTAAAAATAAAATACTCACACCACAGGAATTAGATTTACTTCCTGTGTTTTTTGATACAAAAAAAGTTACTATTTTTGAATAATAACTAACTATAGTTGGCTATTTTTAATAAATATTATATAGGTAAAATGTATGTCTAAATCTAGAGTTTGTCCATTTTGCATGGTTTCATCATATATAAAAAAAGATGATTATCAATCTACTACAATTGATTATAAAGATGAGAATAACAATCTATTTTCAGCAGTTTTCAATGTCATTCCATGTCCCAACCCTTCTTGTAAAAAGGTAGAAATTAATATGGAAAAAAGTATCATACATCATACCGCATTAAAATTTCCCTACTCAGAACTTTTAATTGAACCAAGTAATGAAACCGCTCTTAAAGACCTCCCAACTTATATACCTAAAGCAATAAAAGAAGATTACAGAGAAGCACAACTAATAGCGAGTTTATCCCCTAAAGCATCTGCAACATTATCCCGCCGCTGTCTACAATCAATGATTAGAGATTTCCATGGTATCACTAACAAAAAAACACTACATGCAGAAATTGAAGCAATTAAAGATAAAATTGATCATGATGTATATAGTGCAATCATGGGATTAAAATCAATAGGAAATCTTGGTGCTCATCCTGAAAAGGATATAAATCTTATTATTGACATTGAACCAATAGAGGCTCAAGAACTAATAGGTTTAATAGAAATATTGATAGATGATTGGTATATCGCTAGACATAATAAACAAGAAAGACTTACAAAAATTAAAGCACTATCTGTAGAAAAAAATAATAAAAAAGAATTCCCTAAGTCTTCACTTCCACTTCAACCTGAGTCGTTAAACCACTCTGATCAAGGTTATGAGTCACACGAGTAGCAATCCAATTTTGTGAATCAATCTCCGCCTTAAAGCCCAGTACTTTCACTGGGCTTTCTGCTATGAGCTCAGGGCGACCCATCGCCAGCGTAAACGAAAATGATGCAGCTGCACGTTGTACCCGCTTCAATTCATTCTCTGCCGCTGCCCGTGCCTCACCTTCCGTTTTGTAAATGCGGCGCAGCATCTTTGTGCGCTCATCATCGCCCACCAAAACCTCTTTACGCACGCCGTTCTTAGTAGTTGTGTATTTTGCTTTAATGCCCGTATAAGCATCACGATCATTCACAGAATAACTGTGATTATCCCCTTGATTACGGGTAATGATGATTGTGGGCAACTCTTGGCCGCTGGCTGTTTTGCTCTCCCCACGCTTCAAAAATAAGATGGTACCCTTTTTCACCGTGGCCACTGCATCAAACTCTTCAGCCAAACGCGTTAAAAAGTTGGCATCACTCTCATTGCGCTGCTGACGATCCTGCACTTTAATGTTGGCCAACTCCTCAGCCACACAGGATTCTAATTTGTGCTCCCCTGCAATCGCTTCCACAATCTCTTTGATGGTCTTTTGATGATATGCCTTGTTCTTCTGCTCCAAAAGCTTCTTTCTAAAGTCCGCAGAATTGGCGGAAATGGTGATCACATCAGGTGCGCCTGTATGTGAAACCGCATCCACAACAAAATCCCCGCGATCAATCAATGCACCAAAGCCAATCTTCACATTGATTTTAACACCACGCTTTGGCAACGCCATGAGACCATCGCTATCATCAATCACGAGCGTCAATGTATCAGCATCAAAGCCACGATTATCAACCAAATTGAGGGATAATAAGCGCGAATTAATGCGGCTGGTAATGTTCTTTCCATCAACAGTAATGGCATATTGTGGTGTTTTGGTATCAAAAAGCATAGTAGTTACTTATAATGAAGGGTTAATATTAATTATGCACTTACTTAAGGATAATAAAATGGAAAATAAAAATTATAATTGGCGTTGGTTTAAAAAAATTTCTTTAATAATACTTACCATAAGCATGGTCATTGTAAGTTTTTGGATGTGCAATGCTTTCTTTGGGAAAATCCCTGTAACAACAACAGCTATAAATATTGAAATTGGAACAGTTATCAATGCCTTGATTATAGGTTTTTTTGCATATAAAGGCGCTGAACTAGCACTCAAAGGAGTCCAAGAACAAAATAGATTTCGAGTAAATATTGAGGTTTTATCTAAAAATAGACAAGATTGGATAAACGATTTGCGTAAACATATGGCGGAATATATAGATCTATTCAATTCTGTCGATCGAGCGAAAGAAAATACAATTAAACTCACTAATCCATTACCTATAGATGATGCAAAAACCATAAATGATATCAAAAATAAAACTATTGCTCTCTACTACTACATAATTCTCTTAGTCTCTAACAAGGCAAGAACAAAAAATGATAAAGTCACTGATAACTTCATTATTATGTTAGATCTAGCACATCATTCTTTGCTTAAGAACGATACATGTTTCAAAGATGAATTCGAGAAAATTAACAATGTAGTAAATGATAACAATCCTGATAATACTACAAAATATACATATGATTGTAGCCAAAAAACATTTGACTTAATAAGTGAACAACTAAATATATGTACTCAAAAACTTTTAAAACAAGAATGGGAAAGAGTTAAAAATGGTGAATAAATACATCATAATAACGACCCAATCTGACTTGTCAGCACACCCAATGCACCTAGTAGATCATCCCCTTCCCGTTTAAACTCAAGGGTAAAATCCACAATATGCGGTGCGCCTGTGTGCTCAAACTGACGGGCAATTTCATCAGCATTCATACAAATATAATTGCCATGAATTCTGCCCGTTCTTTCAATCAAAGGAAATGCCTGCCCGCTGCTTGCCTGTAACCGCAAAATTTCCAACACATTGCGCCCGCCTGTCAGCATGGGTAAAAGTTTGCCCGACAACACCACCATTTCATCACCAGGACCCAAAAATTGATGGGCATCACGCGTGCCCACCCGTGAATTACTTGCATATTTATAGCCCGTTTTCTTTGTAAACTGCTCATATGGCAATGACTCCAAAGCAAAGGGGAAAAATCCCCAAACCATTTGAACTTTCATTACGTTACATCTCCTAAAAATGCACTGTTTTTATTGGTAACGCTGGCAATGCCACGCTTAACCGATTCAGCAATGTCGGATGCATCACCGCTTGGCGCTGTAATATTAATCTTGAATGTGTTGGTTTGTGTACGATTGCCAGTCCCATTGATGCGGTTTTGCAATATGCGTTGATAGTCTTCTTGACGAGCTGCATCATTTAAAGGTGCATTGCCGCCAATTGCTTTCAATTGCACTTCTGGACTTAAAGTCCCAAACTCGCCATAGGTCAAACCTGTTTTATTTTCAATGTCTAATTTGTCATACATAGCCGTATCTTTTTTCCCGACAATCGCATAATAGGCATCAAAAAACGGCTGCAATATTTTCATGACTCTATCAATGGCTGGTTGTGCCCACTTGACCATGTCATCCCAAAATTCCGCCACAGAGGACTTTAATACCGCAAACGAGGAATCCCAATCCCTAAAGGCATTCACGACAAAAGCGACCCCTGCACCCATGAATTCCCCAAGCTTTCTAAATGCAGTGCCAATCCCCAAAATAGTATTAGCGCCAATATCAAAGACAAATTGTAACTTAGAGCCAATGATGGGGATTCTACCAATCCAGCTCCCTAACCAGTCATATACATTCCGCAGGTCTTTCCCTATTTGAAAAACACCATCTGTGAAAAACCAAACTAAGCTGTCCCAATTTTTATACACGCCATACATGGCCAAACCAATGCCGGCAATGGCTGCCACAACGGGATTACCAAGCACAGCAAACTGAAATGCACCCCATGCCAATTTAGCCAAACCTAATGAAGCTGTAATGCCCATCACGCCTGCTGCGATGTAGCTCAAATTACTAATGATATCTGGACTACTTTTAGCAAAGTCCCCAATATTAACCATGATTTTAGTGAGCCATTTAAACGTATTACGTAGCCCTTTATTGTTCACCTCAAAGATAGAGATCTTAAAATCCGTCCATGCTGAATTTAATTGCTGCATATCGCCTGATAAGTTATCCGCCATGACTTTGGCCAATTGCTTACTTTCACCATGGTTGTTCTTCAGCTCATCAATGATGCGATTTAAATCTTCTAAGTTACCCTTCTCAATCAATGCAGAAAAAGCCGCAGCAGCTTCCTCACCTGCAATACTTTTCAAAATCCCCATGCGTTGAGCATTACCCATTTTGGCTGTTTTCTGTAATACCTCTCTCAATAGATCAACTGGCGTTCTAAGGTTGCCCTTTTTATCATTCGTTTTGATACCAAGTTTAGCCAACTCTTTCTTTGCCATGCTCGGTCCTGCTGCTAAACGACTGAAGATCGCACGCATCGCTGTCCCTGATTGACTGCCTTGAATACCAATGTTCCCTAAAACACCAGCAATGGCAGAGGTTTCCTCTAAGCTCACGCCCAGCCCTTTGGCAATCGGTCCCACATATTTCATGGTTTCACCAAGCATCTCAAGATCTGTATTCGTACGCGTAAATGTCCCCACTAAAATATCACCCACACGGTCCATTTCATCGGCTGATAAGCCAAAAGCTGAGAGAATATTTGACCCAATGTCCGCCGCCCTTGAAATATCCACATCACCTGCTTTAGCCAAATCCAATGTACCCGCCATTGACTTGATGATCTCTTCAGGTTTAAAACCTGCCATCGCATAAAATGCTTGGCCTTGAGCAACTTGTGTGGGATCCGCCCAAGTTGAAGCACCCAATTCTTTAGCATTTGCCCGCAATGCTGCCAACATCGGGTCATCTTTTTGCAAACGTGTTAAAGCCTGAACTCTGCCCATCGTCGTATCAAAGTTCATACCATCATCCATAAAACGTGATATGCCATAACCCATTGCAGTGGCCGCTGCAATGTGCATACCACCTGCACCCATCATTTGTTTTCCTGAATTTCGATGAGCCTGCGTTTTATAAAGTCGCGTCAATCGCGCTTGTTGCCTTTCAATTAAACGAGAGGTTTTCTCAAGTTCTTGTTGATCACGTTGCTGCGCCCTGCTCAATGGTCCAACTTGTGGAATGCGATCATTGAGCTCTCGAACGCGTTTTTTATAATCTTTGATGTTCTGCTTGGTTTTACCAATTGAGCCATCAATACCACGCATCACAGAGGTCACATGGTCAAACGCTTGTAAAATTACTTCCATTTTTAACTCAGCCACCACGTGCCTCCTTTAGCTCTTCTTGATATGTTTTGGCATCCTCATACCAGCCATTTAATTCAGATATTTCCATGTTGCACATATCGCCATAAGTGATGAACGGGAACGACAGCCCGATCACCACCATTTTTGACTTTATGCCTCCATCTGTTCCTCTTCCTCCGCCCAATCGAGCGGATCCACCAAAAAAGCGGTGACCACTAAAGCAAACTTGCTGATGTCTTTAACGCTCATCTTTTTGATGACCGTCTGTGATAAACGTGGCTCTGTGATTTTGGGTAGCAACTCAATCAATGGATCGGTATGGCCAAATTGCAATGCGTGCAATGAAAGTCCTTTAAGGGCAATCACATTCGGTTCACGCACCACAATCTCTGAATATTCAGTTTCGCCAACCATCATAGGTTTGCTTAATCTCACTGTTTTTTGTTCGCTCATTGTTATTGTCTCCCTAAGTGACGACGGCGCTCAGCCAATTGATCCTTACCATTGACGCGGCGAATCATATTCATAGGATCTTCAAAGTAAATCTCTTTGCCATCCACGAAATACTGAACACGTGCAACCGCTAATGTCACATCATTTGTACTCAATTCATTGAGTGATAAATCACCTGCATCTGCTTCCTGAATTTGCCCCCAGAAATAAGCTTTAAATGCTCGTTCTGTACAACTGTCCCCTTCCCCTAATGAGCCCAAAATCATGATGGGCACACCATCCACAGAACAATTACTATTGACCAGCAAATCAAAATCCAACCCTTTGGTTGAAAAGCTCATTTCCCAATCCGCGTCATAACCCACAGCCACTTTAAGTGGACGTGATAAACCACCTGCATTTAACTCTTCTAATTTTGGTGAGTTCTTAGGCAACTTAATTTTTTCACATGTGCCGGCATAGTTGTTATCACCGACATACAAATCAAACGCACGTAAAATGCGTGGCAATACAATGCTCATGATTAACCTCCTACAGCATTTTTAATGAATTTATCGGATAAGCGCACGGTTAATCCTGGGGATTCAATCGGTGGCACTGCTGTCAATTCAAGTAACCAATCAGGGCGACCACTCATCAATGCATCATCACCATTTAATTCAGGATGCAGAATAATCTCACCACCTAAAATACGGCCTGCACGCTGCCAATCATATAAAATGGCATCACCGCGTTGTTTGAACTGGTCCAAACGCGCAGGATTCATCGGTTGATCTTGTGTCATGTTTTTGAGTAAATTTGCCAAAGTAATGGCAGCCACTTGGCTTGAGCGTGCAAAGACTTCAAAGTACATGGATGAATCAGGTCCCGCGGTGGTACGGTTGCCCCAAGTGCGATAGCCATCATCTAACACAAAGCAAGAAATACCCGCTTCATTCAGTGTGTTTGCACCTGTGCCATAGCCATTGATGCCGCTATATGTCACCTCTTTAGTTAAACCTGTCACACCTTTGAGCACCTTATTTGAAATGGAATAATGCCAGCCTTTTTCCTGATCTAAGCGGGCGCGTAAACCTGCCAATGCTGGTCCCGCATAATGCTCAACTTCTGCGGCCAATTGTGGATTAAACTTGATGATGTCACCATAAAAGAACATGCCATAGTTATTGGCAAACTTCTTACGGTATACCAAAGCATCTGCGATATTTTCACAATGGCTCATGCTCATATAAGCAAAACCATATTGACGTTCTGCATGCTCCACCAATGCTTTGGCCACAGCTTCAGATTTATCATAAAGTGGAATGGTAAAAATGCGCGGTGTCACACCCACTTGAGTGGGCGCTAATGCCAGTGCTTTGAGCCCTGTCACGCTATCATTGTCATTCACCTTGCCAATGATATTGGCGATCGTCTCTTCACTTTCACCTTCTGCCACACGCACAACCACAACAGGCGCACGCACTTCTGCATCAATCGATTGCAATGTTTCTGACAACGTGCCTTTATTCCCCGCTTTGGCAATTGCTTTTTTAATGTCTAAGACCAAAACACAGCGATCTAACGGAAACACTTCAGGATCCGCATCTTCGGCAGTACACACAACGCCAATGGTATCTGTGGCCATAATGCGTGTTTCAATATATGCCTGATCATCAATGGTCAGACGCACACCATGTAAATATGCAGTGCTCATTATTTCTCTCCTTTTTTATTCTTGCCATCCGTCAAATAGCCTGCGTGAACCATCTTTTCAATTTGCTCTTTGGTGAGTTTCTTCACGTCAATCACATCACCTTTTTGATAGCGCACAGCGCCGATTTGGATTTGTCGTAACACTTCCATTATTACTCCTTGAGTTTTTCAATTTCTGAATTAATATCTTTGATTTTTTGAGCAACTGACTTTGCTTCTTCTTTTTCATCTAACAAAAGATACATGTTCATATCTGACTGAAGTGATGACTTCTCATCTAAAAGCTTTTGCAACATCAGTTTTGCTTCTTGTGCCTGCTCTTTCTTTAGTAAATTATCATCAATTATCCAGCCTTGATAAGTCCACTTTCCACCCTTTGGCTTGTGGTCTCTAAACTGAATGAATTGCTCATCAGTCATCTCAACGAGATTCTCAAAATCATCGTTAAATGCTTTTGCTTCTTCGATTGATTCGTATGCGCACACTTTGCTTGTTTTTTTATTTGTAAAGTATTTCATCGTAGTTCGCTCCATCCATTTATTATTGCTCCGCCCGATATTTGTAGAAGATATCGAGAGTTTGGCGGAATTATTGCATTAATACCCGCTAGTGTTGCTGCAAACCCAACTTCGTCGACGTACAAAAAAACCGATCGTTGTACTGAAGCTCCATGCGACACATAAATGTTAAGCTGAATAGGCTTCCCCGTTGTGTTTGTGTACTCAATCCCTTTATCTCTCTGACTTGAAACATCAGTCCATTTTTGGTTTACGCCCATCGCTTTTGATTCTACAAATTCTTTTGTTGCGTAATTAGTCAGTGATGGTATATCTTCGATTAATGCTACTGTGCCTGTTTTTGTTGGGAATTTTATTTCATACTGAACTTCTTTTAAATTCCCCACTTGAACAGCTAATACGCCGGAGTCTCGATATCGAAATATTAGTAAATCACTAGAAATCGACGTGAATCCGTTGTTTTGATGTATTAAAATATGATATTGATCTTTCAATAGTGATTGAATTTTTATCTCACTATCAAAAACGGGGTTTTTATTTTTTACAACAAGTCCTGTGCCTATAAAATTTAATTTGTCTTGTTTTGAGTTCGCAAGATTGTAAGCACTATCTGCTTTATTCTGTGCTGCAACTGCTTTTTTATCCGCTGTTGCTGCCGCTGTATTTGCGGTGTTCGCTTTGTCATTGGCTTGATTCGCGGCTGTTTGTGCAGCTTTTGCAAGTTTATTGACTTCATTCACAATGCGCTGACTGGCACCCGCTGTGCGTGAATCACCCAAGGCATCCAAAATTTGTGGGATGGCTTTTTGATCAACTTTGGCAACTTCGGCTAATGCATGCATCACTGAACAAGCCAAGTCAAAAATGGCATTGTTATCATTTTCCTTCATACCATCAGCCTCAGGCTGACCACCCATCACATCATCATTTTCACTGACAATGCGAATCTTTTTGAGCCGATCTTCAGCTTTAATATTCTTTAAAATTTCAGGCATTTATCTCACTCCATATCTATAAGTACCGTTGTGCTTAAATGTTTTGTCATGCTTCATGGGGCGTGCATATTGCACATCTAACAATTCACACCGTGCAGGGGCGGTCGCATTTAAAATGCTTTTGGCCATTTCCATTTGGTCAGTTGTCAATGGCGATTGAAAAGCCACAATGTATTGCGCCCATGTCATTGTGGTTTGCTTGGCATATCGAATGCGGCCATTGTGTTTAAACAAACCATCATGTTGTTGGCGCTTCCCTCTACGAATGAATTCAATTTCACCAAAACCCACAGAGCGCATTGCTCTACGCATGGATGCCACAGTGCCTGCTTGCAAACTGATGGCAGGCGCTTCTCTAATCATTTTGCGTTTGCGATCTTCTGGCCATGATTCATCCCAATCTTCAATGCTTCTTGACCATGCCAACCACCCTAATAATTCAGTCGGACAATCCTCTGCACTATTGAGCGCGGCATAACTAAAATCATGCATTGATAATGCACAGACATCCGCTAAATCACGTTCTAATTGCGTGCTAGATGTGGGCAATAATTCATGTGGACGCATAGAAACCACCATCATTCATTTTGATCCCTGTTAATCGGATCACCTGATTCGCTTTAGCGATCACATCTGCTTTCGGTGCAATGATCTTAATGTTCTGCACACCTGGTGCGCGTGCCATATCATGAATGGCATTGAGTGTTAGAGCTTCCCCAAGCTTTGACACATCCTTTTTCAAGGCTTCAAAGCGTTGTTGTACAGAGTGATCCACAAGTGATTTCACCTGACCTTTGTAATACGTCACCGTAATTTCAATGGCTTGATCAATAAACTCTGCTTTCTTGACATACACAGAATCACACAGTGGCACCACCTCTTCAGATTCAAGATAGTTTTCAATCTTCTTTAGCAATACCTCATCAGCCACACCCTTTTGATCATGGGTCACAATGGTTAATGTCACATCGCCCGCTTTTGGTGTATGCGCATGTACGCCCACTTCTTTCACTCTGCCATCCACAGAACGTGCCAATAATTCATAAGCGCGTGCGGGTCCTGCCACAGACCATTTTTTAGGGGCATTTTGTGCGCGGTAACGTAAATCCTCATCTGCCTCCCAAATGGTGGGAATGGGCGGATTGGCATTTGGGTCACCTGCCTGAATGATTAAACGCTCCGTCACTGTATTGGCTGCAATGTTGTCCAAATTATTTTGTGTGGCATATGCCAACATGGTTTGCTTGAGCTTCTCATTGATTTCGTTTTTCAATAAAACGGTTTGATAGGCTGAAAGTTCCAACAATTTTTTAATGGGATCACTCTCAAGCACCAATGTTGCATAATCAGGACTCAATACACGAAATTGAGCCTCTAAATTTGATAACTCTTTTTCATAATCAATCTCATAAAAGACCTCTGGCGTTGGCAATGTTTCTAAATTAATCATGCGGATGCTCCTTTGACAAAATCATTGAGCGCATCAGGATTACGCAATAAGCGCTGGTTCATATAGAACTGTTCACCGCTTTCCTTAATGGTTGCTGCGATCTCTAAATCGACAAGTCCTGCATTAGATACAGGTGTAAAATTCACAAAGGTTGCAGTAATGCGTGGCTCCCAAATGGATAAAGCGATCACCGTTGCACTCATCAGTTGCATCATGTTTTCATCATTTGCAGGTCGGTCGATTAACTCAGGCAATAGAGATCCATACTCTCTACGCATCACACGTGAGCCAATGCGCGTTGTGATGATGTCAATGATGGATTGCTGAATGTGTTGGTTCATAGGGATTTCATGCCCCGTAATTCGATTCATCACACAACACCCCCTGTTTGATCACCACCAGCTTGCACACCACTGTGATGATGCTGGCTATATTTTTTGCCATTAATGGTTGGATCCACTTTAAAATCAATCGGAATATTTACGGTGCCCGCTTTGCCTGAACCACTCATCGCAAAGCCACCTTCTAAATTCGTAAAACCTTTAACCGTGAGGGATTTTTCAATGGTGGTGTCACCATCTAACGTGATCGTGGGGGCATGTACCTCTGCGGTTTGAGTATTGACAATCACATTGGCAGAGCTGTTTAAAGTTAAAGTGCCACTTTCTGTGTTGTGGTGGATCTCATCGCCATTATCAAAATGGATTTTAAAGTCAGCTTCAGACAAATAGGGATAGTTACTTTCATCAAAATAATTGGGGGCAAAACGGCATACATCATCTTCACCACCTTCCATCATCACAGTGCCAGAGACACCGATTTTTGGCGCACACCAAATCCATGTACCACCAATGAATGGCATGGCGCATGGCATCCAATCGCTATAAACACCCTGATCAATTTCAACACGCACCAAGCCTGGCGCGGTCGTTAAATCAACCGCGACGATCTTGCCCACAGGGTTCATGTTTTGAAGTTTTCTATGAATGTCTGACGGTAACATCTCAAAATCCTAAATGTTGTTTAACAGCATCTTCTAATGCTTTTTGATCATCGTTTGTGATGCCAAACAGCTCACGCACAGGATATTTATGCTTCAATCGTTTTTTACGGTTCACGATGGAGGATTTCCCAAATTGGTGAACACCTGCAATATAGCCATCTAAGCCACTTTTATATTGCACATTGACGCCTTGGTCAGTGGCAGTGATGCTTAATCTGCGTAATTGCGAAAGGCGCTTAAACATTTTGCCTTTCTTCATTGAGTATTTTTGTGGCTTACGTGGGACAAATGCTGATCCCTCAGGATCCACGTTTTTCTTGATTCTTTGCCCTGCACTTCGACGCACCACCATCCCCAAACTTTTGGCCAACTTCTTTCGTTCAACGGGCGATAATGCTTTGATCAAATCTTTTAAAGCCCCTAAATCAGCATGCATGAGTCACCAACTTCCCATCCAATCTTTTGACGGATACGTTCTCAACCAACTGCAACTCAATGGCAATGAATGCGTCTGTTTCACGTTCTAATGCCGTTTCAAAACGCATGAATTCATCACCGCCTGTTTTACTGGCATGCTCACTCATCCATTCCCCAACCGCGGCAAATAACAACAATGCATCGCCTGCAAAATCATTAATGTAAATATTGGCGCGATAACTCAAACGATAATCCAACGCTTTGGCATTGCTTTTGGTCATCTTGCCTTCATCTGTGAACACATCAAATTTTGATTGATCCACATATTGTTCAAGCATTTGAGTCAGTGATGTGAGCTTTCTCATCGTTTTTCGAGCTCCTTAATCTGGTTCTCATGTTTCTTTAAAAGCTGGTCATGGTTGTTCAAAATCATTTTTGATTCAGAGAGTTCCTTATCAAAAGCACTCATCTTGGTCATAAATGCATCGGCACGGTTTTCCAACTTTGTGACCTTCAGATCAGTCAATTCAGTGGTAATGCTGAACTTCTCAATCTTTAAATTCATTTCATTTTGCACATTGGCAAACTTGTCCAATCGGTTGTTATTCGCCGAAAAATACCAAGTGGCAATGGCAATACCGATGCCAAAAAAAGTGCTTAGGATTGCCAGCAGTGATTTATTCACTTCCCGAATTGTTACTGTTTGATGACTCTCAACTGCCATTGCTTCCGCCTTCTTTGCAAAAATATGTGTATAAATCCATGTACTTTTCTAATTGTTCTTGTGTGCCACTGGTGTCCAATTCATGCCCATAAATGGGATCAAAGATGAGACACCAACTGTCATTTCTCACTTCGTAAATAACCTTTGGTGCGCATGCGCTCAATGCGATCAGCATCAGACAACTGAGCATGACGCACTTTAATGTGGTTCGCTTTTTTGACGTTATGAATGATTTCATGCGCAATGTTTCCCTCTTTAATTGCCTCATCTCGCTGCTTTTTTAACTGTGCCATGCGCCACATCACAATTTTGATCAGCAATGCAGCCACACCGAGCACACCTAATCCCCACACAAAACTATTCATGGTCATCCTTTTTTAAGGCATCGCGTTTTTGAAATGTGGTCACAATGCCTTTAGACACTTTCAAGCCTGCAAATGCCAAACAATAGATCCAATAGATTTCACCCAATGCACTTGGATCACGTACCGCAATCACCAATAAAACAATGGTGGCAACCACAAAAGCGCCTAAGCTCATGACTTTTGTATCATCAATCTTTTCCATGTCTGCCCTCTAAAACTGTGGATATTGTGGAGAGAGAGGCAATTCAAAATGTGGACCATCTGCAAAAGCACGCTGGCCACTGCGAATGCGTTGATCAACATATTTCTGTTGCGCTTGTTCTGTGGTCATGCCGCGGGTCTCAGATAGCAATGCATTCCATACACCACCCCAACGAATCGGGATATTGAGCTCAATGGATGCTTGTCGAACCGCTTCAGCAATTGCATAGCAACCATTCCAATCCCATGCCAACTTGCCATTGATCAATGGCACCAAATCAACCGCATGGGCATAACCATCTTTGCCAATCAAATGGCGTGAACCATGTAATGTTTGGGACGTGCCCTTTTGGTAATTAATCTTTTGTTGGGCGGCTGTGCGCACACCCTCAAAAACTTGAAAATCTTGTTGAGTCAATTGAATGGCTCGTTCAACAATGGCCACTAAATGTGGATGCACACCCACTAAATTTGCACGTGATTTTTGTCCTAACTTAAACATTATCAATCCCATAAACTTATTGTTTGTTTAACTGGCGCTTTGTACTCAGGCAAATAGATCACCGTGCGCGCAGGTAAAATGGCTGGCAACATTGCCAAATGTCTGTTCTCTTTCATCATGATCACTTGATCAAATTGAGACGTTGGCACACTGGCCGCATATAAAGCTGCATCTATGGTTTGTTGGCCATTGGCAATGATCTTTCTCATACCAACACCGCAAACACATCAGGTTCATCATAAAAAGTTCGTACAGCATTCCATCGGTCACGGCGCAATTCATCGACTTCTGGCGTAATGAGGCTTGCGCGGTCTTCACCTGATTTACGCGTCAAATCCATGTCCCGAAAATCTTCTAAAAGCTTTGCTTTACCTTCGCTAAATACTGCACGTTCAAAGTTAAATACATAACGGCTTTTACCCGCCAATTCATCACAGGGGACTTCTTCAAGTGTCAAATACTCAGCATGCTTTGCTCTGAAGATGCGTAATTCAGAAATGACCAAATCAAGGGCGGACAACAATGCCATTTCCACTTGTTCATTTTTAACAGAGTCTAAAATACGCATCGCATCACGAAAACTTTGACCATTAATCCCTGGCCAAAAGCCAGAGCGTGGGATCATTAATTCACTGTTTTTGCTATTTTGACCAATGAAGCTCATCCTAATCCTCCAATGACGGGGCTGTATGCTGGTACTTCGCGTGTCATATCAATGATCAGCTTCCCAACATAAGCCCCCGCGTGGTGACGCTCGTTATTCAACCTTGTCGGTTGATGTCTCTTCTTGCTTGTTTAAAGCAGCTTCAAGCTTATTTGCGCGTGTTTTAACTCCAACATCGGGATCTAATTCAAGCGCACGCTTCCAAACTGCCAAAGCAAACTGTGGATTACTTTCTTCTGATAACTCACCAATGGCACGATTTAACTTCGCACGAATGGCATCCAACATATCTTCATCCATCATCAGATCATTCAAAGCCAATAAATGTTCTAGCGTTGTATCTGGCTTTTGATTCAATGCCCGATTGGTGATCTGTTCCGTGATGGCACCTGCCTTATTGGTCTTAAAGATCGGTGGCAAATCATAATTGTTTGTCATCAAATACGTTGCAATGCGCAGTGCAAAATCAATGTCCCCCGCATCAACTGCCCAAATGAACATTTCAGCGGTGATCTTATCTTCAGGTGCATTTGGATTATCTAAAATGCCTTCAACCCAATGGCGATAATCCTCAAGGTGTTCCGCTTTAAAGCGCTCTTTCTCTTCATAGCTCAAAATGCTGCGTAAGCTAGATAGGTCATGCTTTAAGCGCACCAATAAATTCTGCTGCTCAGGATCCATATCATTTGGAGTGGCTGCATTGCCTTGCAACTCTGCAAGCTTGCGTTCTTTTTCTCGTTTGAAATAAAACACAGATCCCCCTTATTTATCTTCTAAGGTGATTTTTTCAACAAGCACCGCTTGTTCATAATTGTGCAATGCATAAAATTCATTTTGCGTGTTGTAATTCTCATAACGATCACGCTTTGAATTCATCTCATAAGATGAGCGCACAGAGCCTTTTTGAATGCGAATGGCTAAGTTTTTAGGACGCGTCACTAAAATGGTGCCATCGGGGAAAAAGTCGGGGGATTTGGCAATCAAGCCATTGATGACGTAATAAGCTTCCTGTGTGATTTTCTGTGCCGTTTCAGTGTTGGTCGCTTTCTCTAACAACTTCATTTGGCGACCCACCAATAAATCACTGGACACATAAACTTTAAGGTCTTTTTGATACTGCTTAGGGATTAAACTCAATGCTTGAACCACCAATTGATCCAAGTTTTCAATCAATTGACCCTTGCCCACTTTAATGGCTTCACCATTTAACTCAGTGATGGCATGTTCTGGTTTATGTGTGCGAATGCGTTGCAGCCAACCAATGTTCACATCCTGCCCTAATGGATAGGTTTTTTTATCGGTGTTCTCTGCAACTTTTTCACCATTCCAACCAATGCGCTCCATATCTTCACGTTTACTTTCTAAGCGTCGATCTTGTAAACGCTTTTGGAACATCTCTTTGGTGCGTGCAAAGGAGTTCAATTCTGCAAAAGTAAAATGCGTGTCATGATCTGTTTTGACAGCGGTATACACAATGCCTGACGGCTTACCTAAACCGCTTGTTTCACGCTCTTTATCTTCAGTATTTGTACGCCCTGACACCAACTGTGAAGGACCAAAACCAAGACCATTGACAATCATATCTGTACAAAGGTCAATGTCCACTTCACTTAAAATGCCTTCTGAAGCCACCTTTTCCACCCACACATATTCCGTTTGCGGGTTAATGGTAAACTTCTGGCCAGCTTCAATGGCTTTAACATCCACGCCATGCAATTCCGCCTGACGTGCTGTGTAATTGGTTAAACACTCTAATGTGTTTTGTAATAAAACTTCGCTCATAACTCTTCCTTAGACATCTGCTAAATATTCATTGGCACCATTGCCCGCAACAAATTCCTGTTTTGCACTGGGTTCTGGCGTGTTTTTTAATGATTCAAACTCTGTTTTAAGTTCAGTAAATGAGTCTGAAAGCGCTTTGTTTTGTTGCTTGAGCTCTGTAATCACGTCATCTTGCTTGGATGCAAATTGAGTTAAAGCACGTTCTAATGACTCAAGTGAGAAGTTTGACTCTGCTAATTTTGGGGCAGATTTTGGCGGTTCATTTTGTTCACGTTGTGCCGCAAACAGACCCGCAAATAAGCTTTTAAATAAGCCTTTTTCATTGGCATCCACATCACCATCGTCTACAAAATCAATGCCTGTAAATTCCAATGCAGTTGAAAAAATGTGCTCAGGCTTATGACGCACTTGAATGTTAAATTGCAAAGCTTCAGTGCCAAGGCTTGCAGGTGAGTCGGTCACACCTAAACCTGAAAGATATGCTTGATTGGTTTTTGCAAAGTTTGGTGCAATTTCAATGGAAAAGCCTTTCTTTTGATTTTTGGCATTCCACTCAACAAGGGCTGGCGTCACTTCCATTTCTGCATATAACGCACGCTGCGTAGTGCCATTGATTGCATAATCTTCCGCTTTTAATGCCAAAACATGACCATAATTGCCAAATGTGCTGTCAGGGTATGAGCTGCGGATGTGCTCCATCCAAATGTTTGCTTGATAAACCGCAGGATTATATGACGCGGCCATTTCATTGATTTGTTGTGGGGTGATTTCTCGCCCATCAATGGTGGGACCACTGACCGCAACCCGTGTCCATTTCGTTTTTTTATTCATGAATAGAATCCTAATCGTACAAAAGAGGATTCAATTTTTACGTTAATGGCAACAGAACGCACGTCATTACAGTTTGCCCTCAAGGGTTGCAAACTCAAACGAGATTATTTTTTACGCGTAACCATAGAGAATGAGCACATGAATAATGAATTGCTCATCACACCAGAAAACACCCAACCACGCGAACTTTCAAGGCTCTTTTATTTCGCGGGCTTTCGCGTATCTGAAATTTCCAAAATGATTGGCACGCCAGAGAGCACCATTTACGATTGGCGCAAAAATGATAAATGGGATGAGGCGGATTTTTTCACACGTTGCCAAGATGCTTTTCAGCTCAAATACATTCGTTTACTGATGAAGAACACCAAAACAGAAAATGAATTGCGTGAGTTTAAAGAGCTTGGTGTACAAATGAAAAACATCTACTCACCCAAGCCACAACGCAAAAAACGCAGTGCGCAAATCAATAGCGATCAATTCGATTGGGAAAAATTCCAATCCCAAATCAATGAGGGATTAAAAGATCTATTCCCATTCCAAACGCAGATCATTCAAGACATTGAAAAATATAAAAACAGTAAAAAGAGTTCGGCTGAATTCATTTTTGGTAAAACTCGACAGGCTGGCTTTACCTATTTTCTATCTTATTATGCCCTACGCCGTTTGGTGAATCTCAAACACAATCAAATTTACATTTCAGCCAGTAAAAATCAGGCGTTCCAAGCCAAACGCTACATGTTGGCCTTTGTTAAAAATCTGACGGGGGTTGAATTATCAGGCGGGGATGCCATTAAATTTAAAGATGATCTGAACTTTTATTTTTTAGGTGCCAATCCATACACTGCCCAAGGCTATACAGGCGATGTGACCTGTGATGAATTCTTTTGGATGCCTCGCTTTGAAGAGTTACAAACCGTTGTGACCGCATGTGCGACACATAAAAACTTTATTATTAATTATTTATCCACGCCTTCTAGTAAAAAGCATCCTGCCTATAAATTTTGGACGGCTGCTGAATACCACTCAAACAAAAAGAATAAACCCTTTAAGGTCGATCATGCCTCACTTAAAAATGGGCGGCTGTGTGAAGATGGTAAATTCCGTAAGATCATCACCATTCATGATGCGATTGCAGGCGGTTTTGATTTAGTGGATTTAGATAGTTTACGTCTACGTTATACGCCAGATCAATTCTCAAAGCTGTTTGAGTTCGAATTCTTTGATGACATGGAAAGCGCATTTAATTTTAATGATTTAAGCGCATGTATGGTGGATTCATGGGAGAAGTGGACAGACTTTGAACCTTTAACCAAACCCCATAAACCATTTGGCCGTAAAAAGGTGGCTGTGGGCTATGACCCTGCCCGCACCAATGATGGTGCTGCGTGTGTTGTGGTTGCCATTCCATCCAATAAAAATGAGCCGTATCGCATTTTAGAAAAGCACTTTTGGCAGGATGTCTCCTTTGACAATCAAGAGCGCTATCTCAAAGAAATCACAGATCGCTACAACGTCGTACATCTTGGCATTGATACCAGAAACATGGGATTGGTGATCGCTGAACGCGTGGAAAACTTCTATCCAAACTTAACGCGTTACCAAAGCGATCTATCCTTAAAAACCTTATTTGTCCTACAAGCCAAAACCCTATTTCGTGAGCGCAAAATAGAATTTGATGCAGGTTGGCAGGATCTTTTATCCAGTTTTTTAAACATCAAAAATGCCATGACCAAATCACAGCAATATGCCACGTTCCAATCTGTGAGAGATGAAGAACATAGGCATGCAGATTTAAGTTGGGCAACGATGTACGCGCTGGGCTATGAACGATTCGATGGCACAACGGTCGATACTGAACATGAACATATTGTAGTTTTATAGAGAGAATGATTATGAATAATGATGTAGTGACATTTAACATGGGCGAGCCTGAGATCTTCAGCCCACACGATTTCATTGATATGTTATCTTGCCAAACCATTGATGGCTACTATGCTCCACCCATTTCATACGACACATTAACCAAATTGCCTCGTTTGAATACCCATCATGAATCCGCTTTAGATTGTAAAAAAAACATCCTCAGTTCTATTTTTAAAGATACTCATTTTTTAGATTATGAATCGTGTGAAGCCTTCATTGCTGATTATCTAATTTTTGGCAATGCTTATCTTGAGCCTGTTAAATCATTGGTGGGCAATACAATTCGCTATCGCCATGTGATGGCCAAATATACCCGCGTTGGCACAGATGGCAATTATTACTTTCTCAAAAACTTTGGTGAGAAGATCAAAAAGAACAACCTGATTCATGTCAAAGCTTATGATGTGAATCAAAATGTGTATGGAATCCCACCATATTTAAGCGCCATGCTCAGTATTGCATTAAATCATGCAGGCACCCTATTCCGTTATAAATATTACAAAAATGGATCGCATGCGGGCTTTATACTTGCCATCAATGGACATGTTTCAGATAAGGGCATGAAAACCATTGAAGAGACGCTCAAAAAGACAAAGCAGTCAGGTAATTTTAATAACCTGCTCGTTCATTTGCCCAAAGGGGATAAAGATTCTGTGCAGCTGATTCCCATTAGCCAGATTGCAGCCAAAGATGAATTCGTCAATATCAAAGATGTGTCACGTGATGACATTGCCACCGTTCATCGTGTGCCATTGGTGCTCATGAGTATTCAAGCAACAAATGCTGGTGGCTTTGGTAATCCTGCACCATTTGCGAAAGTCTTTTACAAAAATGAGCTGTATCCAATGATCCGAAAATTCTACTCAGTGAATCATCGACTTGGCCAAAAGATATTTGATTTTGACAAATACGACTTAGAAGAAAGCTAGGGGGTGTTTCTCAAAAGAGTAACATCAGTAACCTGATTTTGTAATATTTACCAAAAGCATTGATATTGCTGCATTTCAAGAGATTTTAAAAATGTAACATTTTAGTATTTTTTAGTAACCTCAGATTACAAAAATATATATCCATTTGAATTTAAATGATTATTTTTAATAAAAATGTTACATCTTATTTGTAATATTGATTACAGAAAAGTTACTTAAATGTTACATTTTGGAATCTCTCAAAATCTAGTGATTGCAATGCATTTGGAAGATTTATAAAAAAATGTTACTGAAATTACTACTTTTAAAACATACCCACAAGTTTTAAAAACTCTCTATTTAAGGGCGGAAAATTTAAAGAAAAAAGTAATATAAATATTCGAAATAAATCAGAATCCCAATTTGGTTGCTTATCATTGATGTAATCAAGCGCAATCCTTTGGTAATACTGCACAGCATTACCCTCTTCTACGCGCCTACGCCATAATTTTGGCCGTAAAAAAATGCCTTTTTTGCATAAAGCCCGCCGTGGTGAGGTGCGGATTTTTCGGGGGCATTTCTTAAAATAAGAAACTAAACCTCATCCCGCACCAACTTTAAGTAGTAATCATTGTTTAATTATATAAGCTTGAATTTTTTCAGGGCTTTCATATTATTTTTTTCTGTATCACACATGTCTATGAAGTCACTCCACCAAATCAAAGCTTCTTTTCTGTGTTCTAAGTACTGTGCACGATTATAAGCAGCGCGTACAGCATCACTATCTTTGTGCGATAAACACATTTCAACCACATCTCTATCAAATAAACATGTGCCATTTAATACTGTGGAAGCCAATGCCCTAAAACCATGTACTGTACTATCAATACCACAGCGATTAATTGCTGTATTTGGTGTGTCTTTATGAATATGTGTACTTAAATGATTATTTTGAAAAATATATTGAGATGATTTGAATTTCTTCATATCTTCGAGAATTTCCAATGATTGTTCAGTTAAATGAACAATATGAGCCCTTCTGCTTTTCATTCTCTCAGCGGGTATTGTCCAAACATCACCATCAATTTCATCCCATGTAGCATATACAGCCTCGCTAATTCTGCACATAGTTCTTAATGTAAACTCGGTGCATTTTCGAACAATTAATGAACTTCTATCAGATGCAAAAAAGTCATTTAACATATATATTTTTGATGGATCTAGCGCCCTATGATTCTGTTTTTCACGTATGGTAAAAGCTGATGCAGTGACTGACGTAACAGGATTCATATCACATAATCCTCGTGCAATGGCGTAATCAAAGGTTAATTTAAGTGCTGATTTTGTTTTCTCTAATGTTTCTCCAGCACCACGCTTATCGATTGGTGCCAATGCTGCAACAATATCTTTAGGCCTAATTTTTGTGATATCTAAATTTTCAATTGTAGGAAAACAATCTTTTTTGACAGATGATAAGGCCCGATTTGCTGTTGATTCAACAACAAGCAATTTCCATTTATCAAACCACTCATAAAAAACCTGACCAAATGTCATGATATCTTTTTTAGAGATACTTTGATGATTCTCCAGATTCCCTTTAAGTTCATCACGTTTTTTTCTCGCAGCGGCTAAAGGAATGTGTTGCGCATCACCAATTGTGTAAGTTTTACGTTTTTTATTGAGATCATAATAATCTAACCGCCAAACTTTCTTACCTGTTGGATAAATTGTCAGTATTAACCCGCCACCATCATAAAGCTTGTAAGCTCTAGGCTTAGGCTGGGCTTCTTTAACTTGTTTGGAAGTAAGTGGAAGTATAATTTTCGCCAT